ATGAGCGACCTTGCGAGAGAAATTACACCGGTCAACATTGAGGAAGAGCTGAAGAGCTCCTATCTGGATTATGCGATGTCGGTCATTGTTGGCCGTGCGCTGCCAGATGTCCGAGATGGCCTGAAGCCGGTACACCGTCGCGTACTTTACGCCATGAACGTACTAGGCAATGACTGGAACAAAGCCTATAAAAAATCTGCCCGTGTCGTTGGTGACGTAATCGGTAAATACCATCCCCATGGTGACTCGGCGGTTTATGACACGATCGTCCGTATGGCGCAGCCATTCTCGCTGCGTTACATGCTGGTAGACGGTCAGGGTAACTTCGGTTCCATCGACGGCGACTCTGCGGCGGCAATGCGTTATACGGAAATCCGTCTGGCGAAAATTGCCCATGAACTGATGGCCGATCTCGAAAAAGAGACGGTCGATTTCGTTGATAACTATGACGGCACGGAAAAAATTCCCGACGTCATGCCAACCAAAATTCCTAACCTGCTGGTGAACGGTTCTTCCGGTATCGCCGTAGGTATGGCAACCAACATCCCGCCGCACAACCTGACGGAAGTCATCAACGGTTGTCTGGCGTATATCGATGATGAAGACATCAGCATTGAAGGGCTGATGGAACACATCCCGGGGCCGGACTTCCCGACGGCGGCAATCATTAACGGTCGTCGCGGTATTGAAGAAGCTTACCGTACCGGTCGCGGCAAGGTGTATATCCGCGCTCGCGCAGAAGTGGAAGTTGACGCCAAAACCGGTCGTGAAACCATTATCGTCCACGAAATTCCGTATCAGGTAAACAAAGCGCGCCTGATCGAGAAGATTGCGGAACTGGTAAAAGAAAAACGCGTGGAAGGCATCAGCGCGCTGCGTGACGAGTCTGACAAAGACGGTATGCGCATCGTGATTGAAGTGAAACGCGATGCGGTCGGTGAAGTTGTGCTCAACAACCTCTACTCCCAGACCCAGTTGCAGGTTTCTTTCGGTATCAACATGGTGGCATTGCACCATGGTCAGCCGAAGATCATGAACCTGAAAGACATCATCGCGGCGTTTGTTCGTCACCGCCGTGAAGTGGTGACCCGTCGTACTATTTTCGAACTGCGTAAAGCTCGCGATCGTGCTCATATCCTTGAAGCATTAGCCGTGGCGCTGGCGAACATCGACCCGATCATCGAACTGATCCGTCATGCGCCGACGCCTGCAGAAGCGAAAACTGCGCTGGTTGCTAATCCGTGGCAGCTGGGCAACGTTGCCGCGATGCTCGAACGTGCTGGCGACGATGCTGCGCGTCCGGAATGGCTGGAGCCAGAGTTCGGCGTGCGTGATGGTCTGTACTACCTGACCGAACAGCAAGCTCAGGCGATTCTGGATCTGCGTTTGCAGAAACTGACCGGCCTTGAGCACGAAAAACTGCTCGACGAATACAAAGAGCTGCTGGATCAGATCGCGGAACTGTTGCGTATTCTTGGTAGCGCCGATCGTTTGATGGAAGTGATCCGTGAAGAGCTGGAGCTGGTTCGTGAACAGTTCGGTGACAAACGTCGTACTGAAATCACCGCCAACAGCGCAGACATCAACCTGGAAGATCTGATCACTCAGGAAGATGTGGTAGTGACGCTCTCTCACCAGGGCTACGTTAAGTATCAGCCGCTTTCTGAATACGAAGCGCAGCGTCGTGGCGGGAAAGGTAAATCTGCCGCACGTATTAAAGAAGAAGACTTTATCGACCGACTGCTGGTGGCGAACACTCACGACCATATTCTGTGCTTCTCCAGCCGTGGTCGCGTCTATTCGATGAAAGTTTATCAGTTGCCGGAAGCCACTCGTGGCGCGCGCGGTCGTCCGATCGTCAACCTGCTGCCGCTGGAGCAGGACGAACGTATCACTGCGATCCTGCCAGTGACCGAGTTTGAAGAAGGCGTGAAAGTCTTCATGGCGACCGCTAACGGTACCGTGAAGAAAACTGTCCTCACCGAGTTCAACCGTCTGCGTACCGCCGGTAAAGTGGCGATCAAACTGGTTGACGGCGATGAGCTGATCGGCGTTGACCTGACCAGCGGCGAAGACGAAGTAATGCTGTTCTCCGCTGAAGGTAAAGTGGTGCGCTTTAAAGAGTCTTCTGTCCGTGCGATGGGCTGCAACACCACCGGTGTTCGCGGTATTCGCTTAGGTGAAGGCGATAAAGTCGTCTCTCTGATCGTGCCTCGTGGCGATGGCGCAATCCTCACCGCAACGCAAAACGGTTACGGTAAACGTACCGCAGTGGCGGAATACCCAACCAAGTCGCGTGCGACGAAAGGGGTTATCTCCATTAAGGTTACTGAACGTAATGGTTTAGTGGTTGGCGCGGTACAGGTAGATGACTGCGACCAGATCATGATGATCACCGATGCCGGTACGCTGGTACGTACTCGCGTTTCGGAAATCAGCATCGTAGGCCGTAACACCCAGGGCGTGATCCTCATCCGTACTGCGGAAGATGAAAACGTAGTGGGTCTGCAACGTGTTGCTGAACCGGTTGACGAGGAAGATCTGGATACCATCGATGGCAGTGCCGCGGAAGGGGACGATGAAATCGCTCCGGAAGTGGACGTTGACGACGAGCCAGAAGAAGAATAATTTTACTTCTTCATGCCAAAAGGGAGCTATCTCCCTTGTTTGAATTGAAAAGTCCAGGCTGCAAAGTCTGGGCTTTTGTCGTATTAGGGCACGGTAAAGTTTGGCTGTGCCCGTAAAAAATGGCTGGCTATACACAAGGAATGTGGCAATGAGTGGTGAAAAAAAGGCGAAAGGCTGGCGGTTCTATGGTCTTGTAGGTTTTGGCGCAATAGCACTGCTTTCCGCTGGCGTCTGGGCGTTGCAATATGCTGGCAGTGGGCCAGAAAAAACGTTGTCGCCGCTGGTGGTGCACAACAATCTGCAAATCGATCTCAATGAGCCGGACCTCTTTCTCGACAGCGACTCTCTGAGCCAGCTTCCCAAAGATCTCCTCACCATTCCGTTTCTCCACGATGTTCTGAGCGAAGATTTCGTTTTCTATTATCAGAATCATGCCGATCGTCTGGGCATTGAAGGCAGCATTCGTCGTATTGTCTATGAACACGATCTCACGCTGAAAGATAAGCTCTTTTCGTCACTCTTAGATCAGCCCGCGCAGGCAGCGCTGTGGCACGATAAACAAGGCCATCTTTCACATTATATGGTGCTGATCCAGCGCAGTGGTTTAAGCAAACTGCTGGAGCCATTGTTGTTTGCCGCTACCAGCGATAGCCAGTTAAGCAAAACGGAAATCAGTAGCATCAAGATAAATAGTGAAACTGTTCCTGTTTATCAGTTGCGCTATAACGGCAATAACGCCCTGATGTTCGCGACTTATCAGGACAAGATGCTGGTGTTTTCCAGCACGGATATGTTGTTTAAAGATGATCAGCAGGATACCGAAGCCACGGCGATCGCAGGTGATTTGTTGAGCGGCAAAAAACGCTGGCAAGCAAGCTTTGGCCTGGAAGAGCGTGCTGCTGAAAAAACGCCAGTACGCCAGCGCATCGTGGTCAGCGCCAGGTTGCTGGGTTTTGGCTACCAGCGGTTAATGCCTTCTTTTGCTGGCGTACGCTTCGAAATGGGTAACGACGGCTGGCACAGTTTTGTGGCGTTAAATGATGAATCCGCCAGCGTAGATACCAGTTTCGATTTTACGCCGGTCTGGAACAGTATGCCTGCCGGGGCCAGCTTCTGTGTGGTGGTGCCGTATTCACACGGTATTGCCGAAGAGATGCTTTCGCACATCAGTCAGGAAAACGACAAGTTGAATGGGGCGTTAGACGGTGCCGCGGGGCTGTGCTGGTATGCAGACTCAAAATTGCAAACCCCGCTGTTTGTCGGTCAGTTTGATGGCACTGCCGAACAGGCGCAATTGCCAGGGAAACTGTTTACGCAAAATATTGGTGCGCACGAAAGCAAAGCGCCAGAAGGTGTTTTGCCGATAAGCCAGACTCAGCAGGGCGAAGCGCAAATCTGGCGTCGCGAAGTGAGTTCCCGATACGGTCAGTATCCGAAAGCGCAGGCGGCGCAACCCGATCAATTAATGTCGGATTATTTTTTCCGCGTGTCGCTGGCGATGCAAAACAAAACGCTGCTTTTCTCCCTCGATGACACGCTGGTTAATAACGCCCTGCAAACACTGAATAAAAACCGCCCGGCAATGGTGGATGTAATACCCACTGATGGCATCGTTCCGCTCTATATCAATCCACAAGGCGTGGCGAAACTGCTGCGTAACGAAACGTTGACCAGTCTGCCGAAGAATCTCGAACCGGTTTTTTATAACGCCGCACAAACTTTATTAATGCCGAAGCTGGACGCTTTATCTCAACAACCGCGTTATGTCATGAAGCTGGCCCAGATGGAACCCGGTGCCGCCTGGCAGTGGCTACCCATAACCTGGCAGCCGCTATGAGGCACGGGCTGCTGGCGCTGATTTGCTGGCTGTGTTGTGTTGTTGCCCATAGCGAAATGCTGAATGTCGAACAATCCGGGCTGTTTCGCGCCTGGTTTGTACGCATTGCACAAGAACAGCTCCGCCAGGGGCCAAGTCCACGCTGGTATCAGCAGGATTGTGCGGGCCTGGTGCGATTTGCGGCGAACGAGACGCTGAAAGTTCACGATAGTAAATGGCTAAAAAGTAACGGTTTCTCTAGCCAGTATTTGCCGCCAGAGATGACGCTAACACCTGGACAGCGTCAACTGGCGCAAAACTGGAATCAGGGGAACGGGAAAACCGGCCCCTACGTGACCGCGATTAATTTGATTCAGTACAACAGCCAGTTTATTGGCCAGGACATAAACCAGGCGCTGCCTGGCGATATGATTTTTTTCGATCAGGGCGATGCCCAGCACTTAATGGTCTGGATGGGGCGTTACGTCATCTACCACACCGGAAGCGCCACGAAAACTGACAACGGAATGCGCGCAGTCAGTCTGCAACAACTTATGACATGGAAGTTGTATATTAAAAATTTCATTAATTATCAATATGTTAATGTGCGCTGGTCATTATTAATCAAAATAAAACCATTATGATATTTCAATTTTGTCCCACTCCCGCCCGCGACTGTCCCTGTAACGCGCCGCCATTGAATCTGATTTATGCCCGAGAAGACGTTGAGCAAACTTATCGCCAATCTGATTCCGGTATAGCCTCGCCGACAGGCTGCGCAGTTCATGGAATGTTGGCGGGTCTCCATCAAATGAGAGTCCAGATGCATTTCTCGCCTTTGTAAAATACTTAGATACTGTTTTCGGGGAAAGCGGTTCGTGATGCGTTGATGCAATTATTGTTTCACTGCCGCTGGCCTCCCTGCATTTCTGTAGTGTATCAGCCAATGAGATATTGAGCGCGTCAATCGTTAGCGTCAGCGGAATGGCGAGCTTAGCCCCTGTTTTACCCTGCTCAATGTGAAGATGGTTGTCGTTTATGTCTGACCATTTCATTCTGCATAAATCGCCTACTCTCTGCCCTGTAACGACAGCCAAATCCATTGCCAGCCTCAGCCAGATTGGGAGCGGTTCGGCTGCATGGTAAATCGCGACATATTCATTAGCTGTCAGTCTTGAACGCCTTACTTCTGATTTTGCTGTGCGGGTTGCTGTTACCGGATTCGTAGCCACATGCCCCTCGGCTATTGCCTCACGAAAAACGTCAACAAGGGTTGACCTGATTAATTTTGCGGAAGCCGCTTTACCTTCTGCTACGTAGGTGTTTAGCATTGCTGCCACCTCTTTCGTTGATATGTCAGCGAGCGGTTTGTCCGGCAATTTTCTTCGGATTGCCCTGATTTTGCTGGCGTAGTCGAGTAGAGTTTTCGGCCTGATACCCCTCTCGCTGAGGATTGTTTCATATCGGTCAAGCCACGCATGAAGAGTGATTGCGTCAGCGCCTTTAATTCTGTCTATCAGTGACTCACGCCTGTTCCCGGATAGCAACTCAATATTGGCCTGTATTGCTTCAGTGATTGCTATCCTCCTGTCTCGGCCTAATCCGAACTCTTTACCCGTCCTTGGGTCCCTGTAGCAGTAATATCCATTGTTTCTTATATAAAGGTTAGGGGGTAAATCCCGGCGCTCATGACTTCGCCTTCTTCCCATTTCTGATCCTCTTCAAAAGGCTACTTGTTACTGGTCGATTTAAGTCAACCTTTACCGCTGATTCGTGGAACAGATACTCTCTTCCATCCTTAACCGGAGGAGGGAATATCCTGCATTCGCGCACCCATCGACGAACTGTTTCAAGGCTTCTTGGGCGTCGCTGGCGTGCATTCCACTCCTGAAGTGTCAAGTACATCGCAAAGTCTCCGCAATTACACGCAAGAAAAGCCGCATTGATGCGGCAATGGTAGGTCTGGATATCTTGAGAAATGAACAGGCCTCATTGAGTGTGAGGCTGTGGTTAGTCCTTGCGTAGCTCGCTAATTCTTCTGTAAGTCTCTGGTGCTTTGTTTCCGTGTATCTTCATTTCAGACTTCAACAGAGCGACGAGGGAATCCCATTCGTTGAGGATGCCTTTGAATGCCGGAACGCGCTTTGCAACCTTGTCGAATGAATCTCTGATTTCTGGAATCTGCTCAACAAGTGCAACGCATCGCCGGAAGTCTGCTGCGTCATGTGGAGCGCCGAAGTGATGACCATAGATATTCTTTTTCAGTCCACATGCGATTGAGGCAAGAGTTGCGCTACTGATGCCAACATCGCCAGTCGATTGCCATTTCAAAACCTTCATAGCCAAATCTGACATTTCTTGTCTCCATAAAACAAAACCCGCCGTAGCGAGTTCAGATAAAAGAAATCCCCGCGAGTGCGAGGATTGTTATTCATTGCCGATATTCACCTTTATCGCGAACTGATCCAAAGCGGCATTGATGGCGATCGGGCAGGGCGTCAGGAGGGCGGCATGAGGCGACAGCGACGAAGTTTCACCGACATCATCTGCGAAAACTGCAAATACCTTCCAACGAAACGCTACAGAAATAAACGCAAGCCAATCCCAAAAGAATCTGACGTAAAAACCTTCAATTACACGGCTCACCTGTGGGATATCCGGTGGCTAAGACATCGTGCGAGGAAAACAAGGTAATTGACTAAAATCGAAGTTACGAACAAGAAAGCGTCGAGCGGGCTTCAGTGTACACTGAGTGGATTCTATCTAGGCTTAGTGCATACAGAAGATTGCTGGTAAAGGACATGCCAGGCAAAACGATGAGGACTGATATTTATGAAAACATCTGATTTTTTACTGTTCTTGCATGCGGTACAGGAGGGGCTTTGACCGGGCATTTTATCGTGAATATTTTCACTTGGTATTTCTTTGGTTTTAGAGATTACTTCACTCGATGGGTTTTAAATAGTTTTCGTCGGTTTATCGGGTGCAAGCCTGATATGAGAATTTATAAAGATGAAAAGAATTGATTGTTAATGTGTTATGAGGTTTTTTGTTGTGAGTTTGTAATTTGCTTTTATAGAAATACATTAAGTAAATATAATTAAATATTCAAATTGTATATGTATGCGACATGTTGGTGTTTGGTCGCATACACTGTTGAATATTTGGCTAATGTTATATCAATATAGAGTTAAAGTCTAACACAACATAGACTCTCTATATGCTAACGTCTTGACTATAACTGCAATTATTTTTTCATTAACTTCGTTACCCATGCTTAAACGCGAAATATCTTTTTCATGAGTTTTGTTTAAAAATATCAAGAAATTTTTCATTTCGTTTGGTAATGTATTTAGTTCTGTTTCTGAGAATCTTTTTTCATAAATCTCATCGATTTTATGTTTGCATGTTTCTGATTGTGATGTATTTAAAATGGCTCTTTCTCCTTGGGTACAGGAGTTTATAACTTCTTTCAGTATTTGTTTTTGGTCTTCTGGGGATGTTCTTTGTCCATTGAATGCGTAAGATATCCTGTCTTTTGTTTTGAAAAGTGGCATGGTTATATTTTTTGTATGCTGGAGGTCAACACAAAGAGCTATTGCCTGAGTATTTAGTATGTCCGGATTATGGGAGTAAGTTGATCTTTTCAAAGCATTAGCACTTGCTGATGCCCCTTCATATGGATTTTGATGAAATAATAGATTTAGTATGTTTACGATGAATAAAGACATCATTTGTGGTGGTGTGCCTTTCTCAAGAGAGCGCATGATTGCTCCCGATAAAGAGGACATCAGACTTAATCCTTGTGTTAATACCCGCTGGGTGGTTTTAAAGGCCGCTTCTTGCGATATAAATCTCTGAGCAGAATTTGGGTTATCAGAAGAACCATGTTTATAAGCTTTATACCACGAGTCACCTAATATAGCTAAGGCCAATGGTATATCAACATAACTCACTCCCCTACCTATAGTTCTTACTATGCTACCTGTTTTAACTGCTCCATTAAGCATTAACAGTGGTGACATGGTTAGTAATGTACTTGTTAAACATAGAGTAAATCGTGCTATAACCGAACTGTTATTTTTTTATTACTTATACAATACTTAACTTCATCTATTAGTTTAGGATATTGATAGAATATTGTTGGTGCATGAAATAAAGTTGCTGATAGTAAATCACCAAGTATGCGTACCTGGGTTATATCTAGTGATAATACATTACTTAAGAATGCTTCTGTATTTATTGTTGGAGAAGGTGATGTATATAAAGATGGTTGTTGAGACTGTGAAGGTGATTTGTTATAGTCGCCATTAAAAAATAATGCCTGTATGAGCAAGTGAATGCTGATTCCGCCTCCGGCTCTGAACGCATATGGAAGTATCTGTTCGATTTTATTGTGTATGGCCATATAGGCTTTATAAAAACATCCTGACTGATTATATACCTGATGATATTGATCGTTCAGAACTCTCATAAGATGGAGAACAGTTTCTGCACTCTCATTCTCTTTTGGTATAATTTCATGAATGATGCTGTCCAGTTGATATTTTTGCTTGCATGTTAGGATTTTTGTAATTCTTTCATCGATTTCAATGCATATTGAATTATTTTTATCGGATAATAACAAATCATTTTCCTGTGTATTTGTTTGTATCTCTTGTGGGATATTAATTACCACATCCGTACATGTTCTATCCACCTCATTTGTCTTTATGTTGTCAAGAAAATCATTTAACGTCAGTTGAGAACCCAATTCATTAATGTAGTCCAATGATGACGTAGAAGAGCTATTATCAAGAAAATCGTTCAGAGTGAGCTCGGAGTCGTTTCTTGTTATCGGATATACATTTGTGGAAGCGGCTAATTTAATACTCCGGTTGCTGGAGGTAGAAGCTGTTGGTTCAGAGGTTGACGAACACTGCATGTCAATGCATACATAACCTTTATTTGAAGTTGAATTTGGAATCAAGTTTCCTCCTGAATTAATGGTTTCCATAATACTAACTATTGATAAAAATATTTTGCATTTCATTAAAATAAAAAATCCCATGGAAAATATTTTTTGTTAGTTATTACATACAGCACATCAGGTCGTCAATATAGTCTAACTATAGTTATCACCAAAAACTTGCCTCGATTTTAGATTTTTCCAGTATTTGTAGATATTGCACTGAACACCGAATACGTAGCAGAGGGTGTCTACACGATAACGTTCTATGAGCTACCATGTTGTCGAAAAATTGTTTAGTGAGTATGACATCAGGAATGTGGTGGTCTGTTTTAATATTTCTATTTCTATTTCTATTTCTATTTCTATTTCTATTTCTATTTCTGTTTGTTGTGGTTTTTTCTTTAGTTCATGTATTTCGATTTGTTTCTGAATTATCGGGGGTAGTGTCTTCCCTTTTCCCTGAGGCTTATCATGCAGTTATTTTCGCCATCTTGGTATTGTGGAAATACCGACATCCATAGCTTTGGTGAGCTCTGTTCAGGTGGCCAAATTCAGAAAACCATTACGGAGGAAGAAGGCGATGGCTAAACCAGCGCGAAGACGATGTAACCGTAAAAGAGAAGATTTAACTGTTAAAAGGATATTTGAGTTACTAAGTTTCGATAAATCTACCGGGGTATTTAGATGGAAAGTTCCCACTCAGGGAAGGATAGCATTAAATAGTGTTGCTGGAACTTTTGATTCCAACGGTTATTCAATGATCATGATAGATGGGCGTAGATATAAAACTCACGTCTTAGTTTTTTACATAACTCATAATCGTTGGCCTGCTGGTCAAATTGACCACGTTAATGGAATTAGGACCGACAATAGGCCAGAAAATTTAAGAGAATGCCTGCCAATAGAAAATTCAAGAAATATAAGGATCCGAAAGAATAGCAAATCAGGTTGCAGAGGGGTTACTTGGCACAAACGACAGAAAAAATGGAATGTTAGGCTAGGATTCCATGGCAAGAGTAAACACTTCGGATGCTTTGATGATCTGGAGTTAGCGGTACTAGTTGCTGAAGAAGCCCGAGATAAGTATTACGGTGATTTTTCCGGCAACGAAAGGAGCACTTATGCGAATCTATCGAAGGAAATGTAAATGTTGCAATGAATGGTTTATACCAAAATATCAAAATCAATATTGGTGTAATGAGATTTGTGGAACCAAGATAGCACTCGAACGACGAAGTAAAGAACGCGAAAAAGCGGAAAAAGCAGCAGAGAAGAAACTACGACGAGAGGAGCAGAAACAGAAAGATAAACTGAAGATTCGAAAACTCGCCTTAAAGCCCCGCAGTTACTGGATTAAACAAGCCCAACAAGCCGTAAACGCCTTCATCAGAGAAAGAGACCGCGACTTACCATGTATCTCGTGCGGAACGCTCACGTCTGCTCAGTGGGATGCCGGACATTACCGGACAACTGCTGCGGCACCTCAACTCCGATTTGATGAACGCAATATTCACAAGCAATGCGTGGTGTGCAACCAGCACAAAAGCGGAAATCTCGTTCCGTATCGCGTCGAACTGATTAGCCGCATCGGGCAGGAAGCAGTAGAGGAAATCGAATCAAACCATAACCGCTATCGCTGGACTGTCGAAGAGTGCAGGGCCATCAAGGCGGAGTATCAACAGAAACTTAAAAAACTGCGAAACAGCAGAAGTGAGGTTGCATGAATATCTACGAAAGAATTGATGGCAGCAAATACCGAAATATTTGGGTAGTTGGCGATCTGCACGGATGCTACACGAACCTGATGAAAAAACTGGAGACGATAGGATTCGACACCAAAAAAGACCTGCTTATCTCGGTGGGCGATTTGGTTGATCGCGGTACAGAGAACGTAGAATGCCTGGAATTAATCACATTCCCCTGGTTCAGAGCTGTACGTGGAAACCATGAGCAAATGATGATTGATGGCTTATCAGAGCGTGGAAACGTCAATCACTGGCTGCTTAATGGCGGTGGCTGGTTCTTTAATCTCGATTACGACAAAGAAATTCTGGCTAAAGCTCTTGCCCATAAAGCAGATGAACTTCCGTTAATCATCGAACTGGTGAGTAAAGGAAAAAAATATGTCATCTGCCACGCCGATTATCCTTGTGATAAATACGAGTTTGGAAAGCCAGTTGATCATCAGCAGGTAATCTGGAACCGCGAACGAATCAGCAACTCACAAGACGGGATCGTGAAAGAAATCAAAGGCGCGGACACGTTCATCTTTGGTCATACGCCAGCAGTGAAACCACTCAAATTTGCCAACCAGATGTATATCGATACTGGCGCAGTGTTCTGCGGAAACCTCACATTGATTCAGGTACAGGGAGAAGGCGCATGAGACTCGAAAGCGTAGCTAAATTTCATTCGCCAAAAAGCCCGATGATGAGCGACTCACCACGGGCTACGGCTTCTGACTCTCTTTCTGGTACTGATGTGATGGCTGCTATGGGGATGGCGCAATCACAAGCCGGATTCGGAATGGCTGCATTCTGCGGTAAGCATGAACTCAGCCAGAACGACAAACAAAAGGCTATCAACTATCTGATGCAATTTGCACACAAGGTATCGGGGAAATACCGTGGTGTGGCAAAGCTCGAAGGAAATACTAAGGCAAAGGTACTGCAAGTGCTCGCAACATTCGCTTATGCGGATTATTGCCGTAGTGCCGCTACGCCGGGCGCAAGATGCAGAGATTGCCACGGTACAGGCCGTGCGGTTGATATAGCCAAAACAGAGCAGTGGGGGATAGTTGCTGAGAAAGAGTGCGGAAGATGTAAAGGCGTCGGTTATTCAAGAATGCCAGCAAGCGCCGCATATCGCGCTGTGACGATGCTAATCCCAAACCTTACCCAACCCACCTGGTCACGCACTGTTAAGCCGCTGTATGACGCTCTGGTTGTGCAATGCCACAAGGAAGAGTCAATCGCAGACAACATTTTGAATGCGATCACACGTTAG